AGATTTAGCAACAATTGATACAAATTCATATGTTACAGGCGCAACACTTAATTCAACAACACTTGAATTAGAAAGGAATGAAGGGCTTGCAGATGTAACGGTAGATTTAGCACCGATATTAGGTCCACTTAAAATTATAAACCTAACATCAACAGATAATACATCCACATTTTCTTTAGGAACGCCCCTGATATGTCCTTGGGATGTTGAAACATACAAAGACGCTGGGTTTACTCATAGTAACTCTACTAATAACACAAGAATAACAATTGTTGATGACGGTACATATCAAATTGCTGCAAGTATAGAAATATATGACGGTGGCGACCAAAGGGCTCAAACAGTATCAAGAATTTTAATAAATGGGGTAATACAGTCTCAACCATATGGGAGTTCTTATATTCGTAATTCTGGAAATGCTAGTAATTATTGGAGTTGTGTGGTAAATCCTCCACCAATTAAATTAAGTTCTGATGACTATGTTGAAGTTCAAATACAATTAGAATCAGAATTTACCCCCAGTTATACACCCACATTTAGTGGTGATATGTCAAGTTTTTCAGTTATTAATTTAAACGGTATTAAAGGAGATAAGGGTGATTCTGGTACTCTCACTAATAATGGTGGTGTAAGAAGTGATTCATTTTCAGGATTAACCACCACCGCAGTATATTATGGTGATGGTAGTAATTTAACGGGACTTCAACATGATAGACAAAGTGTTACTCAATCTATGGGTGCTGTGGCAGAGACAAGTTATACGCCAATACCATCACTTAATTTAACAACAGGTAATTTGGGTGGTGTTGGTGATTATCTTATAAATTTTGATTGTTACTTTGAGATATCCAGTACTAATAGGGATGCTTCTTTTATAATATCTGGTGATACTTTTGGTGAGTTATCTAATTCTGAAAGAGTTCAAAGAATCAGTAAGGATGAAAATAATGACCCATATACATTAGCCACCTCCGCTTATGTTGAAAATTTATCAAGTGGAGCTGTAATTACGGTAGCATTCAAAAATAGTGGAACTGGTACAATTGAAATACCTAATTCTACCTTAACAATAGATGGAATAATAGCAACAAATAATATATCATAATATGAATTATAATTTATTTGGGTACGATATAAATGGTGAAACGGTGGGTGTTGATTTACAAAGTTGGCACTTAGAAGATTTAAATGGTAACGAGTCTTTTGTTTTGGTTAGTGGTCAGACGCTTAGTGGTTATACCAACATTACTTCAATTGAAAATATGTCCTCTTGTGGTTCTAGTGCAATTAATACTTATCAAACACAACAAAATGGTGTTAGATTATGTGGGTATGAAACTGGTTGGTCAGCTATGACAGACACAGAAAAGGACACTATAATTGATTGGTATGCATATCCAGAAGGTTCTACAGAAATAATTACATATCTAGTTGTAACAAAAGGGATGTCACAAGATGAGGCTGAAAGCTATTTAATTGATAAGTGGCATACCTATTGGAATAGTTTCTTAGAAGATTGCCCAGAAAGATGGAGCAATGCAGCTAAGGTTACTATAGGGTATTTACCTTTTAGTGGTGCATCACAATTAATGGACACTGTAAATGTTTTGGTTGATAAATATTTGGTAGCTGGTAGATTGGGTATTGGTTACGGAGATACCAGTGATGGTTTAATGAATTTTGTTATGTCATCAAGTGGTTATGTTGGAAATGGTTTGGAAGAGTATTGTGTGTCACAAGGGTTTACATTAAAGAAGGGTGATTATGATAGTTTTAGATTAGATTTACAAAATACAATTATTGACCCATACTTCTGGTCAGAAATAGAACAATACATTTAGTCTTTATTTTTATTCTAAATCCACTATTTTAATATAAATTTAAATTTTGGATAGAGTTTTATTTAAATCTAATAAAATAGGTATTAAAAAATCACCCATACATGGTTGGGGTGTATTTGCATTGGGGGACATTGAAATCGGTGATTTGATTGAGGAATGTCTCTACGTTCAAATAGAAACCTATAATGAGGGGGATATAGTAACACATTACTCATTTCCATACCCAAGAGTTTTTGGTGAAATTAAAGATAGTAATAAAAAAATAGATAAGTTAATTCAAGTAGTTGTATTGGGTTATGGTTCATTATATAACCATTCATTAACACCAAATGTTGATTATATAACTAACACTGAATTAGGGTTGTTTGAATTTATATCATTTAAAAAAATAAAAAAGGGTGAAGAGTTGTTTATAAAATACGATAAGAACCCCATCTTTATGAAAAATAAAAAATAATGGAAACAACAATTAAATTAAATATGGTGGATATTTGTAGCATACAATTAGGTGACCATTTTAATACTTTGGTTGGTAATTATATTACTATTTCCAAAGCAATAAATATTGATGAGTCACTACCTAACGATTTAAAAAAAAATCATAAATATATTGAGGGGGTTCAAAGAAAGTATTATGGGTTAATAGAGGCGTTGGGTAATGGTGGTTTGTTTAAAAATGATATGAAAATTATAGATTTAGGTTGTGGTTTATGTACAACATTATATAATATACATTTACAATTTAAACACTATGGATTTAATGCCAATTTCTATGGTATAGAACATAATAAAGAATTATTAGATATTTTTAATAATTATTTAAATAAATTATGGGATGGTAAAAAACCTATTCTATTTAATGATGATATATTCAGTCACCAATTAAATAATTATGATTTAATATTATCATATCAACCCATGAAAATAGATTATATAGGTGAAATGTATGATAAGGTTTTTAAAGAAATGAAACCTAATTCTATTTTTTATGAATATAATTATGATGATTGTGTTAATATTCTACTTGATGTCGCGAATAAAAATAATATGGAACAAAGGGGCTTATTATTTGGTGGACAAAAACAAAATTTATTTATAAAAAGATGAATGCGTTAATAGTTTCTGGTGGTGGTAGTAAGGGTTCTTTTGGTGGTGGAATAATTCAGTTTCTTATAGAAGAAGAAAAAATAGATTATAGTATATTAATAGGTACATCTACGGGTAGTCTTCTAGTTCCATTTATTTCTATTAAAAAAATGGATGTATTAAAGAAGGCGTATACAACGGTTAAACAAGAAGATATATTTAAAGTGAGCCCATTTAAGATAATGAGTGATGCTAAGGGTGTTATTAAGGTTGGTATAGACTTTAAGAATGTTTTATGGAATGTTTTATTTAGGGGTAAGAAATCTTTCGGTGATGCTTCGAACCTAAAAAAACTCATTAAGAAGTTTATGAGTGAAAAGGATTATAGAAAGATAAAGGATTCTCATAGGGATGTTATTTGTGTTACAACTAACATAACACTAGGTAAGTCAGAATACAAGTCAACTAAGGAGTATGGTTATGAGGATTTTTGTGATTGGATGGTTGCATCATCTACCGTTCCACCATTCATGGGTGTTGTTGAAAAGGATGGGTTTGAGTACGCTGATGGTTCTGTGCTAGAACATAATGCAATACAAGAAGCAATAAATAGGGGTGCTACCAATATAGATATAGTAATACTAAGGAAGGAAAATTCCGAATTACCAACAGAATTAATTAGAAATGTGTTTCATTATACACTTAGAACCATGGAGTTGCTTATGTTAGAGGTTAGTAAATCAGATTACCAATTAGATAAGTTAAGGGTGTTGGATGAGGATGTTAAATTAAACTTTTATTACACACCAACAAAACTTACCAACAACTCACTAGTATTTAATAAAGAGAATATGTCTGATTGGTGGGATGATGGATATGAGTGTGCTAAAAATTTAAATTTTAAGTCATATATATTATCTAAAAGAAAGAAGGCTAAATTAACATATGATGGTACAGTTACTTAATGTCACCATATATATCGGTTGGTTTTTTGCATTTATCTTTGATTATCTTTTCGACAAAGGCAAACATCTTAAGACCGTTCTCTTGGCAATACTCCTTTAATAATTTGTGAGTGTTTGGCGTTATTTTTAGGTTTTTTGTGCGTTTCATGCTATATTTATATATAAGTATGATAAAAGGCAGAAAAAAATCATACTAATTATGGAGTATTCTACTCCATAAAATTTTTTTTCACAGTTTGAAACATATTTATTAGTAACGTTAAAAGAGTTAATAATAAAATATAAAACAAAAAATATAAAAAATGGCTAGTCAAGTATTTGTGAGTCCAGGTGTTTACACCTCAGAAAAAGACCTTTCGTTTGTAACACGACAAGTTGGTGTTACAACACTAGGATTAGTTGGAGAGACCAATAAGGGTCCAGCTTTCCAACCAATTTTCGTTAGTAATTATGACGAATTTACATCATTCTTCGGTGGATTAAATGCATCGAAAGTTAAGGACACTGGTGCTCCAGCATATGAATTGCCATACATAGCAAAATCATATCTATCACAATCTAACCAATTATTCGTTTCTAGGATTCTTGGATTCTCAGGTTATGACGCTGGATTATCATGGGGCCTTACGTTAGATGCTGCATTGGACTTAAGTACAACTGCTGTAACTGTAACGGCAACATCACACGACCCATTAATATCTTATACTGCGACAACCGCTGATACGCTTTCTATAGTAGTGGCGGCTGACCCAACCGTTCAAGCCCTTTACGATGCGGGTCTTTTAGATTCTCAGTTAGCATTCCTAGCAACGGCTAGTACTGGAGCAACTACAACGGTAGACCCAACATTTTATAAGATTGATGGTACCAACACATTTAGCGGTTCTTCATTCAACCTTTACGTTGATGCTGCTGCTGGAACAACTGGTACAACTACTGGTGTTACTGTAACATATTCTGGTACAGGGTATGTTGACGTGGATAACCAGATAGTAGCACTACTTAGGTCTAGAGGTAGATATGATGGAACAGAAACACTTAATTTCCAAGTATCTGGTACTTCAGACATTGGCTTTGACCCATCTGTTACAGGTGCGGAGACATCACCAATAGGTGACTTCACGCTTACCGCAACAAGTCAAACCCAAGGTGCTGTATCTTATTCATTATCATTAGATAAGACTAAGAAAAATTACCTTAAGAGGGTATTAGGCTCAACTGCTCAGGATGGTGATACAGCGGTATTCGTTGAAGAACTATTCTTAGATATGTTTGAGGACTTAAATACTAATGATAAAGTAAGGGGTGTTAATCAAACCCTTATAGAATACGCAGACGAATTTGGGGATTACAAGTATGAGTATGCTAATGCTATTACTCCTTGGGTTGTATCTGAACTTAGAGGTACGAACTTACTTAGATTATTTAGACTTCACACCATATCAGATGGAAATGAGGCTAACAAAGAATTTAAAATATCAATAACTAACATTAAGCCAGATGATAAGGAGTTTGATGTAGTTATTAGAACTTATTCTGATACAGATGCTAAGCCGTCAATACTAGAGAAATTTAGTAAGTGTACAATGGACCCATCTGCTAACGGTTATATTGCTAAGAGAATTGGTACGCTTGATGGTAACTTTCCATCTAAGTCTAACTATATTTTAGCTGAATTAGAAGAAGAGTCTGACACAAGTGATGCTTTCCCAGCTGGATTCGTAGGATTCCCACTTAGAAATTATACTCTTAATTCTAACCCAACAGTATTGCCTCCAGATTTAGAATATAAGAAAACTTATGGTACATTTGAAAATAAGCGTAAGTATTATCTAGGTCTTTCTGACACAGTTGGTATTGACCAAGATTTCTTCGACTATAAGGGTGTTCCTTTAGCTACTAATATTAACCAATGGACTGGTCTTACAATGGGCTTCCATATGGATATAGATGCTACTGGCGCAACAATAGATAACGTTGAAATCGTAATAGACTTAACTGGTGGTACATATTCACCAGTATTCTTATTCGATACTGGAAACGCTGAATTTAGAACAGATGCTGGTATAGAGGGAACCGATTATGAAAAAGTATATGCTCGTAAATTTACATTTGCACCTTATGGTGGATTTGATGGATGGGACGTTTATAGAACTAGAAGAACAAACCAAGATAAGTACTTGATAAATGGTACTAGGGGTGCTGCTGGTCTACTTAATGGAACATTCTCTAATAGAGCATTAACTAACGGTGATACTGGAATTAACTCTGACTACTATGCTTACTTAGAAGGTATATGGACATTTAATAACCCAGAGGCTGTTAATATTAACGTATTCTCAACCCCAGGTGTTGACACAACTGACAATACTAACTTAGTAGAAGAGGCTATAGAAATGGTTGAGCAAGATAGAGCGGATTCGCTTTACATTGTAACAACCCCAGATACTGATTCTGCTGGTGATACACTTCTTGCAGAAGATGTTGTAGATGGTCTAGATGAAATGTATGATAGTAATTATACTGCAACATATTGGCCATGGATTCAAATAAATGACGCTGAAAATAATCAGTACATTTATGTTCCACCTACAAGGGATGTTGTTAGAAACATAGCTCTTACCGATAATATTGCATTCCCTTGGTTTGCGGTGGCTGGTATACAAAGGGGTGATGTTGATGCGATTAAGGCTAGAGTTAAATTAACTCAAGATATGAGAGACACGCTTTACGAAGGTAGGGTTAACCCAATTGCCACTTTCACAACTGAAGGTATTAAGATTTGGGGTAACAAGACGCTTCAAGTTAAGGAAAGTGCTCTTGATAGAATCAACGTTAGAAGACTATTGCTACAAGCAAGAAAACTTATATCTGCTGTATCGATTAGGCTTCTATTCGAACAAAATGATGATATCGTTAGAAACCAATTCCTTTCACTTGTTAATCCAATATTGGATAACATTAGAAGTGAAAGAGGTCTTACAGACTTTAGAGTTGTATTGGATGACGACCCAGAATCAATTGATAGAAACGAACTTTGTGGTAGAATATTCATTAAGCCAACAAGAGCGTTAGAATTTATATGCATAGAGTTCAATATAATGAACACTGGAGCATCTTTTGATGATATTTAATATCAACTATACATTATTCAGAAAAGAGGCTTATATGGCCTCTTTTTTGTTTTATGAGGGTATTTATTAATAAACATTATATCATGAAAATAATATTATCAGAATCCCAGCTAGAACTTATAGTAAATTACATTGGAGAAACTGAATCTAATAAGGAGGTATTAGAAGAGGGGTGGAAAGAAGTTGTGTTAGGTGCGGCAATGCTTATGGGTGTTGGATTATCTGGGGTTAATGCCCAAACAGCTAATAAGGCGTTGAATGATGTGAATACCCTAGAGAAGATTGAGAATACTTTAGAGACACAAGAAATTGAAAAGTTGGCTGCGACTCTTGAGAAGGCTGGATTAGATAATGCACTGGATAAATTAGAGAATAACGCAGAGACAATAAAACAAAATTTTAATGATGCTGCAAAGAAGAATAATGCCAACTTTCACCTAACTAGAATTTATTCAACTAAGAACCTTAAGAGTGCTAAGAGTAAGGTTAAACAGGGTTATGCTGTAACTGATGTTAGTGTTACTAAGGATACAGTATGGACACCTAGTGATAAAATTGAGGTGGATAGTACCTTAGAAATGGTATTCCATGATAATGTATTTAAGACTGGTAGCTTCGACTTAGAGGATACTGTAGCACAAGAAATATCTGGGACTATTGAGGCTATATTATCCATGGGTGGTTCTATAACATCAATTAATATAGAATCATCTACAGATATGGAACCTATTAGTATGGGTAACGAAAAGTTAGCTAAGCTTAGGGCTAACGGTGTTAAGAAATTCATTACCGATATGGGTGTAAATGCAACCATACATACAAATGAATTGTCTAATCAAGGACCGAATGTGTTTACTAAGGGTATGTCATCAGAAGAAAAGGATTCGGCAAGAGTAGAAACAGCACAATACAGATATGTTAAGGTAACTATTAATTCGGTGGTTAAACCTGAACCACAAAAGGAAGAATTAGCTTATAAGATATTAGATAAGATTGATGTAACTATGGTTAAGAGTTATATTACTGGTAAGGCTAAGAGCTTTAAGACTAGGGGTGGTAAGACACCTAAGCCACATAAGAAGATTAAGAAAAAGAAATGTAAGGTAAATGGTGAATCGTTTAAGTGTTTCTTTACTATAGCCGACCAATAATTAGTTGGCAAAGTTCATTACCCAACTATCCCCATTTGTATACACTGAAATGTATTTAGAGTCTGGATTTAATAGATTATTTCTATGACCCCTACTTTCAATCCCAGCATCAACTAGAAGTAATAATATCGTTGGTGAAATCAATCCATTATCTGTTACTATATTTTCAGTAACACTACCAACATCTACATCGGACATTCTTGCTGGTGCTAACTTTCCGTTAGGTCCAAAGTGACCACTATTATTTGTTTTTAAGTATTCACCATGAGACTTAGTCACGGGATACATAGAAATGTTAGGAGTCAATTTACCTATTGGGTCTGCCTTAGTTAAGACAATAATCAACTCATTAGCGTATGAAATGTGTAAATTGTAGTTAGCTGTGGTCTTTAATTTACCACTCTTAATCATATTAAGCTTCTTTTCACACATCAATATATAACCCTCAACCTTACTAACGTAAGACTTAGGATTAGCCCTCATTTCGTTAATTTCAGCCATCATAATCAATTCTCTACCAGAAAATGTGTCTGATTCTTGCGCTGAAATGACACCGCTAATAAGTAAAAATACTATTACTATTAAATTTTTCATACTCTATCATTATAAATATTATACAAATATAGGAAAAATAATCGACATATCCTAATATTTTAGTAATTTTTTTTTAAACTACCTTATATTTATAGATAAGCAAATGGATAAGTTTTAACGAAAAACAATATTCCATGTATTTATACTATATAACAGAAACAATTAAAAAAAGAAAATATTATGGCTGATTTATTAATGAAAATGCCCGTTCCTTACGAACCGAAGAAAAAGAATAGGTGGCTCCTAAGATTCCCAGCGGATTTGGGTATTCAAGAATGGTGGTTATCATCTGCATCAAGACCTTCAATAGAACAAGATGAGGTAGAGATTCCATTCCTTAACACATCTACTTGGGTTATCGGTAGGTTTAAGTGGAGTTCAATTGATGTCACATTCAGAGACCCCATCGGACCATCTGCTGCACAAGCAATCATGGAGTGGGTTAGACTTCATTCAGAATCAATCACAGGTCGTCAAGGTTATGCGGCTGGATACAAGAAAGACGTAGAATTAGAAATGCTTGACCCAACGGGTGTTGTAATTGAGAAGTGGGTTCTTCAGGGAACCATGCTTACAAATGTTGGCTTCGGTGAGTTATCAATGGATGACGACTCTATAGCTGATATTACGGCAACGCTTAGGTTTGATAGGTCGATTCTATTATTCTGATAGTTATAAGTTATTTTATTAAAAAGCCATGCTATTAGCGTGGCTTTT